CTTGTTGATTTCTGTCTCTGCATTAAGTCGGGCGTCAGTTATTTTTAGTTGATTATCAAAAGCCGCCTCCAGCTGTTTGACTTGACTGACTTCTTGTTGAAGGGAAAGTAGTGATTCTTTTGTTGCTTCAATATACTTCTTCTTAGCCGCAGCAGCGGCTTCCGCAGCAGCCTTAACTTTGTCGGTTTCAGCTGCAACCTCTTTCACGGGCTCTTTTGCCTCTTCTGCTGAGTTTTTCATTGCCAAAAATCCAGCGACAGCACCGCCAATCGCAGCAACAATTCCAACAGGGCCTGTAACAACAGCAATAATGGCGCCTATGCCCGCAGCGATAGCAGGAAGCAGTGGAACAATAATTCCGAAAGCTGTTGCAATAGCAGTAAATCCAATGACAGCTGCCTGAACGGGTTCAGGTAGTTCCAAAAATTTATTGACAAGGCCAGCTATTCCCTTGAGAATTGGATCCAAAATTGGCGTCAACCTTTTGCCTACGGTTGTTGATAGATCTTTCATTGCCTTGTTAAATTGCCGCACTCCATCCGCCTCAGGGAAACCCTGCTTTTCAATATCTTTAAGCGCCTTGATTAATTCTGCTGTTGTGAGTTTGCCTTGGCTGCTCAATTCTTTCAGCTGGTCAACAGTCACGCCCATAGACTTTGCTACAGCTTGACCAATTTTGGGCAGTCTCTCCATCACACTTCTAAATTCATCCCCCTGGAGCTTGCCTGAGCCTAATGCTTGGCTCAATTGCAACATGACACCTTCGGTATCTGCTGCGCTTAAGTTCATTTGCCTTGCGGCAACATTTACCCCATTGAAAGTGCTCTTGATGTCGTCAAGGGACACACCCATCGGACGCAAGCGTCCAAACAGATCAGCTACTGCCTTTGCGGCGTTTGTTTGCCCGAGAGTAAACTTCTTGGCTGCTTCTTGTGCAAAGCCTTGAAGCTTTGCTGCTTCCCCAAACTGGTCACCTAAAAATTTAATCCTTTTGGCAGTGCGGTCAGCCTCAACACCAGCATCAGCAAGCCCTTTAACAACAGCAGCCGCCCCAAGGGAGGCTAAAACTGGGGCAAGGCCCGTAGCAGACTTCTGCAGGTTGGCAAAGCTGCCTCTTATCTTTGTTGTTGCACCCCTGAACGACTGTTCTAGCTTGGCCGATGCACCCCGGATCCGATTAATGACCGGGGTGACCTTGTCAACGCCGTTAAATTCAAAAAGTACCTGGCCGGCCACAGGATTTAACGCTCGTTCAGCTAAGTCTACCGCCGCTTAGCTTTGCGGTGCACTTCCTCCTCTTCCTGTGCCTCAACCTCAAACAACAGACACCAAAGCTGCAGCTCTTCACGGGACATCTTGCCTGTAAGCTCTGAAAGCGTGTAGCCCAGTTCACGAGCCACACGCATTTGAGCCCTTAACGGCCAATCCTCCTTGAAGAGCTGTCTTATTTTTTTGCCTCATCCTCAGTGACGTTGCCTTCACCTGTCACAAGGGCAACCATCAACGCCTGCAAGTCCTCGTCACGGACTTCATTTTTAAGCTCAGCAAGTTCACCGGCTTTGAACATCCGCTGACCGTTTTCGTCAGTGGCTTTATGGATCAACAGCTGCAGCGCGTACTGATTGGCGTCATCAGAGTTGGCTTGCTTTTGGGCGCGTTCACGCTCTGCCATCGTCAACGGTGTTGACCAAAACTCAAATTCATCCCCATTGCTAAGAACAACGATCCTTTTAGCAGGGGTCAAATTGGCTGCCTTTTTAAGGCGGTCAAGTGCGCGGGCGCTGGCACTGGAAGACATAAAAAGTCTGAAACAGTAAGCAGATACTACTCATGAAAAAACCCCCAGCGCAAGCCGGGGGGAAACAAACCAACCAGGTGATCAAGTCTTGGCAAGGTCAAAAGTAGGAACAGCAGACGGACGGAATGAAACTTCAATCTGCTGTGCATCGTCTGGGTTCACCGAGTAGCTGGCAGAAGTAAGCACAGCTTCCATCGTGATGCTGCGGCTTGCTGTTTCATCAACAGAGCCAGAAGAAATCACACGGTCGATGTACAGCTTGAACTGAACACCAGTTTGGATCCGCTGAATTACATCTTCCACCAAACGTGATGCGATGGTGGTGTCGTCATCAGTGGTGTAGATAGTCGCAGAGCCTTCACCATCAGCGAAGCCGGTGATATAGGTCTTGAACGGTGCGTTTTGGCCAAGGGTTTGGCCAATGGTGGTCACATCAATTTCGTCCCGCGTGATCTCAAAAGACCACTCACGGACATCACCGACTGCCTGAAACTCAGCAAACTTGATGGTGAATGGCGTAGTGCCGTCAGTGCCATCGTTTGACAGTGCCAGCTCAGTGCCCCCAGAAGTGGCGGAAAACGTAGCGTTTCCGCTTGCTGCGTCGTAGGTTCTGATGAATACATCAGTGCTGGCAGAAAGCCCAGCCGGCAAGGTGCCGCCAGTGCCGGTCCCAAATGAAACTTTGTCGTTGACTTTAAAGTTTCGGAAGGCACCAATGGAGATTTGGTTGCCTGCGTTAGTCACGTTCGAAGAGGTGAACGTGCTGTCAGTGCCAGCAGGCTTGTAATAAAGGGCGCCGGACGTACCGGACAACGTGGTGGCCATAGCGTGAGTACGGTAGTTGGCTCCGCCTATTGTACGAACGCATTGAATGTTATGGCTAGCTCTGTTTGGAAAAAGGATTCAGGAGCAGCATCCACAATGGCTGGCCCGTCTGCGGCGTCAAAAATGATCTGACTCACTGTCTTGCGGTCAAACAAGTCTTTGAGCCGTTCAGCCAGTGTGAAGTTGTCGCCGGTGCCAACACCGATTGGACTGAAAATGCCAATGACAACAACCCCCGCCTGGCGGTTGCTCCCAGTCGTAGGGCCTAGCAATGTTGCATATGCGTTCTGGCCAAACCTGATTTGCACCTTTACAAAGGTGGAGTTGTTTGGCGGCGTGAACGGCACGTTTTCATAACTCACCTGATATGCAGGTGATTCCGCCATCTCTGTTGCGATACGTGCCTCAATGGCAGCCCTGATGTCGTTATATGTGCTGCTCATGGCTCACGAACAATCCTGTTCCACATGCTAGGGACACGGTTTTGAACATCTTTACCCGCTAGCACAACAGGCCAGCCCTCCGGCAAGCCATACCGTGAACGGAAGGTGCGATTCCATGAAGGGGGTTTGTTTATGCCAAGCGTGATGACTTCGCCGTAGTTTTGCGTGATGTTGGCGACAGTGGCGGTCAATCCTTTGTTTGAGTAAGCAGGGGGCTGCCAATTGCTCTTGAATGTTCCGCCGTCAACTTCCCCTACAGGGCTCAACTCAACAACGCGATCACGGAAGCTGACGGCAACTTCCCTGACAAGCTTTTTCACCTTGTCTTCCGCATAACCAGCCAGATTCGGCAGTTTGATTACACGCTTAGCCATTAGCCCCTCAGGATTAGTTCGTAAGTGATTGCGGTGTTGTCCTGCTCAACCGTGTTGACTGAAATAATTTGATACACGACAGAGCTGATTACAGCCCTGTCCTTTGTCGCTGGCGCTGTTGCCAGTTCTTCTGCGGAAACGATAAGCCGCTTGTCTTCCGCTTGGATTAGGCCGTTGGCCTCCGATTTGGTGACTGCCTGCAGGACGCCTTTGACATTGGTGTCGCTGACAGTTTCACCGCTCAAACCGGTGGTGGTGTTGTAAGACCCGCTAGTGACATACCTGATTGTCACGTCACCACCCAGCGCCTTCAGGACGTTGGTTGCAACCTTCCCCAGCGAATCAGCAAGTGCCATCAGACGCGATAAGCAAGGCAAGCGCCGCTCGTAAGCGTGATGCTGGTAACGATGCCCGACAGCTTTGTGTCAGCCACAAAAGTCTCACCAGCCAAGCTGTTCCCGGTTGCGTTCTGCACAGTGATTGCACTGATCACCGTGTCTTCCTTGAAATAAATCAGGCAAAAACGGCCAGTGTGCTCAGCGGTGTCAGAAATAAATTCGAAGCCGCCTTTGAGGTCTCCGTACATGGTCAGCTCCGTTTAATAGCGATGTTGCCTGGTCCACTAATTCTAAGACCTGTCAAGTACCTTTCAAACATCGGTGGAACGTGGTCAGCACCCACTGCGCCAGCCTTGTCAGGGGTAACGTTGATGCTGCCAATCTGAACGTTCTTGTAGTCGTTCAGGCCGCTAAGGCTGATGCCATCCGTGTTGTTTTTCAAGTAAACGGCTAGCTCAATCTGTGCCCGCTTGATTTGGTCTGGGATTTCTTCATCAGTAAAGTAATCCTCAGAGATCCGGAAAGGAAAGCCAGTGGCGTACGTATTGACGTAGGTATCGGGCTTTCGCACGCCAGTACGCGGCCATTGCCTTGCTTGCGTATCGGTGGCGCGTGCGCCTATAAAACGTTCACGGTCAAGCCGTTCAGCTGCAGCTGCTAAAGCACGATTACGCAAATCATCAGCGCCGGTGTCCCACTTGCTGACATCCGTGCTGTTGATCATCGCCTCAACGTAGGCGTCAGCCTGGGCCAGGGTTATGTAACTGTTGGCGTTTGCGCCGCCCGCTGTTGCGTCGATTGTTACTGCCATCGGGCGTCACAGGAGAAGTCTGTTTGGTCGGCTTGTTAGGAGCGGAAGCTGCCGCTTGTGCAGCAGCTTCACGTTCCTTCATCCGCCTAAAGGCGAAAAGACCCATCAGGAGCTAGCGCCCTTCAGAGCCACAAAGTTGACAACGATTGCCTCACCAAGGGAACCGGCGGACACATTTGCAACCGTGATCTTGAAAGAACCGGCAGCAATGCTGTTCGCCTGCACAAGGTAAGAACCAGCAGTCCCAGCGGAAGCGTGGTTGCACACCACCACGTCAGTAGCAGCGATCTTGTCGTTGTTGACAGTGAATGAAACCTCAGCGGCTGCTGCAAGTGCAGCATCGTCAAGGGTAATCTGGCCGGACTCAGCATTAAGAGTCACAGCAGTCGCCTTACTGGTGGCCTGGGTGACAGTGCCGCCAGTAGCAGGGCCGACAAGGTTGCCGGCTGTTGCCTCAAAAATGGATGCCATGGTTAGTTACCTCCGTCAGTCAAGTGCGCTGGTGGTGGTAATCCGCACAATTCCAATGTTGTTGGTTTCGTACACCTTGGTCCAGTTGCCCACGGTTTCCAGTTGTGCCCGCGTGGGGTTGGAAACAGATGTGGAGAACGATGAACCAATCGGGTGGTACACGTAGTGCAGATCAATCGACATGGCATCACTCTTGGCAAGGATGTCACGGTCGGTTTCAGTCTGGAGCCCCAGTTGCTCACCGGAGCCAACGGCACCCTGAGTGAACATGTAGCTCGCATACTCAGTGCTGGCACCAGAACCAGCGGTCTGCACATCAGCAGACACAATCACGCGCATTCCCATAAAGGTGGGAACAGCAACGGGACCAAAGGCGTTAGCCAAGGAACCTTGAGCTGCGGCGGTGTCAGGCTGGCCTGCATCGTCGTAGATCATGTCCAGAGCACGGCGCTCTTTCAGGTCGTAATAGACCTTGGGGTGCACAACGATGGCAGCCAGCTTGTCGCCTTGGTCGCCCAGCAAGGACTGACCTTCAACAATCTGACGGGCAGTCAGTTGAGTAGGGGTGTCACCAGAAGCACCATCAACAGCCAGTGCCGCAAAGGATGCAGAGCTGGTGTCGCCAACAGCGCCAAAGATGCCAGCCAGGCAGGACAGGAGGTCCTTTTGGCGTTGGTTGGCAATGTAGTCAGCAATCTTGTTACCGATTGCGGCCATTGGGTCAGAACCGGCAGCCAGAGCAGCCAAGTCGCGTGACTCAAAGGCACGGCCACGGTGCAGAACAGCAGCAACCTGCTTATCTGCGCTGATCTTGCCTGGGGTAAGGGAAGAGCTATCCGTCAGTCGCTCAAAATCGCCTGACAGATTGGCCTTGTAGAAAGGCACTTGAACAAAGTCACCACCATCCTCGGCAGCATTTAGCTCAGCCATTGGTTGCACCACACCGCTAGCCAGGAAGGCATCACGCTGGGTGGTCTGTTCAATGACGTAAGGCGTAAATACCTCTGGAATGATGATGTCAGAGCGTAGAGACGCCATGACAGATCCTCAAAAAAGATGTTTACGGTGTGGGCGTAACCCGTGCGGCTCTGCGTAGCTTTGCCTTGCCCAACATATTAACGGTTGGCAGCAGCTTTCAACCTCTCATACATATCCCGGTCCGTACGGAAAAGCCGCGACTGTTCTGTGAGGTTGTAGGACTCTTTGGCGAAAGGATTTTTTGTTCCTGGCGGGATGTCGCCACCGGCACTACGGCCAGACGGTGCACCACTTCCCATCGGCTTTGGTGCCTTTTGCATATAGCTAGGCAGACTCTTGGCCCATTCCCCAATCGGCTTGCGTTCGTAGCCATTAACAACCACAACCGTCCCGTCAGCTTCACGCTCAATCTGGTCCGGCTTTAGCAGGTCTGCTTTGAATACGATGCTGGGGTCATGCACCACATCCGCTAATGCTGTGTTCGCAGGTGCAATCAGCTCAAGTTCGCGGACTTTTGCTTCAAGCTCAGCAATCCGCCTGTCCTTGGCTTCAGAAGCTTCACGAAACTGCTGTTCAAGTGCCTGACGCGCCTCGGTGTACTTGCCTTCTGATTCAAGTTTGTTCTGCTCAACGTTGCGCTTGAACTCAAGCAACTCCTGAACATCAACGCCGTCAGGGATTGTTTTTGCTTCTTTTAGTTTGCCAATCAGCTCATAATTCTTTTTCTCCAAAGCTTGGATACTGCTTTTCAGTGCATCCAGCTCTGCATTGTTTGGAGCCGCCGGAGACGTAATCTCCTGATTCTGCTCGTCAGACATGAATAACCCGTAAGGTTGTTTTCAGCTCCACTTTACTTTGTCCGCCCAATATGCGGCAGATGTTTTCCCCTTTGCGATGTTTTTTGCGTGGCGTGCCTTGAATGACGCCCGTTTAGCTTTGTCAGCAGCACTCTCACCCTTCCGCGGAGGCTTCGTTTGAGCACCCTGTGCGCCGAACCTAATGAGCCTGTCTTTGCCTTTGTCCTTAATGACAACAGCGTGAGACTTACCGCTCGGATGATTCGGCGTACGGATGGGCTTGTCATAGCCCGCAAACGTATGGCCACCGCGTTTGATGCTCATCGTTTTTTGTTGTACCGAGCGTAGATAGCAGCATCAGCCGTGCGGGCTTTGTCACCACGCATGTAGCTGTTGACCCGACCCATGGCCCAGGCTGCCATCGGCACATTACGCGAACCGCTGGACAGGTAGGCGCCTTGACCTTTGCGGTACACCGCCGCCAGCTCACCGTAAAAGAACTTGGACTTGTCAGCCTTTTCTTTTAGGGCCTTTTTTGTTGCGGCGTTTAGTGGTTTTGCTTTTGGTCTTGCCACCTTGCTCAGTCCTGCTTTTGGAGACAGCTGCGATGTCGATGTTTTTGCCAGCCTTGTAGAGGGCAGCAGTGCGCTTGATTTCCCGCGCCTTGGCCGCCTTGTTTTTAGCACCAGAAAGATAGGCCTTTGGCAGACCAGTCTTCTTGTCCTTTGGTGGCCGACGCTTGGATGCCATTACTTTTTCTTGCCGCCCTTCTTCTTCTTTTTCTTAGGGGGTCGGCCCATTTTTGAGCCATAGGTGCCAGGTCCGCTAGGCATCAGTCGGCCTCCGTAGGTGCTTCCTTTTTAGCGGACTTTTTCTTGGCCGTCGCCTTGGGCTTGGCCTCATCCCCTTGGACCTTGAACTTGTACTTGCTGGGCAGTGCCATTGAACCAACAGGTAGGTACAACAAAAGATTAACGCTTGCGGCGTTTTCCAGCTTCTTTGAATGCAATCGCTGCGGCCTGTGAACGGCTTTTGCCTTCACGCATCAGCCTACGGATGTTTTCTGAAATGACTTGCCTGCTGCTGCCGCGTTTAAGTGGCACCGTACTTGGACTGCAGCTCTTTCAAATTTACCGTTGACCCATCACTTCTGACGAACTTGGCAAAAGCGGTCT